AATAACCTCTTCAGATTTTTCTGTCAAATTAAGGACGGGCTTTTTGTACGACTACGCTCTTAGGGGGAAGGTAGGAGACACACAAGTCTCTGCGTAGTGTTTTGTTACCCGCAGTAACGATACCTCAGTACCGTCAAGAATCTTTAATGTGGGGGTGTGGTGGGTGGTATCCTATGGAAATCTAGCCATCTTTAAGTATACTTTAGTATCCTTAGTGACCTACCACCACTGCATATGTATGTATATCTATTGTATGTATGTATAAACACACCACTAATAGGGGAACCTTAGAAAATAACTATCAAAGACCAGGGGTTGATAAATTATTCCAATAACCACACAGTAAACATAGGGATTGTTGTAGCACCTGCCAGTGTCACTAGGGCTATAAGTGTACAATCAAGGATCATCTTCTTCCTCTCAGCCTTCTTACGTGCGGCAGTCAGTCGTCTTTCACGTATGTTCCTACGTTCTCTCATCATATCTGCGTAGAACTGCTCACCACCCCCATAGATCATAATGATCTCTCTGAGTTGTTTCTCCTGCTCTGCTATCTTGTACTTGGCAGATGTGATCTGCAACGCTTGAGACTCTACAGAGCCTCCTGCGAGTAGTTTAGCGGCTAGTGAGGGGTTCTTAGAAGCTATCTCTGCTTCCTGTACTTGTTCTTTAGCGTCAAAGAATGCACCTATGCGGTCAGTCAAGTCCATTACATCGTGACCTGCGTTGACCGCTTTAGTGATAAATTGGACACTAGAGTGTGCGGCTTTAACAGCCAGTGCTATTTCAGTTACCATAATGTCCTCTTAGAATGCAGTAAGGGCCGTTGGTCTACCCTTGTTGCCTATATTGAATCCACCAATGAACTTATCGAGTTCCTGACGTAAGACTTCTTCCTTACGCTCGTCCATCATTAAGTTAACATCAGCGGCCATTTGATCTACGTAGTACTTAACAGCCATCGCTAGTACATCTAACCTATCGTCATGGGCCAGTGAGCCTCTGTCTCTAGTGACTCTGGATAGTTGGTAGGTAAGCATATAGCGTTGTGCTTGTTCAGCAGGGTACTTCTGTACACTGTCGTAATCCTGTTGGATAACCTTGGGGTCTATAATGAGCCTGTGTTGGTTCAGGATGGGTTCTAGTGTGTCGATGATACGTAGTTCTTTCTGCTTGCTGTGGCGTACCTCTTCGATTGAGACAGAGTACGTCTTGTTTAGTATGGGCTTCAGTAGTTCTGTGAACATACCGTCACCAAAGTTACTCTCAATCAACACAGCGTTAACTTGGTGTTTTTTCGCCACATTGGAGAGATGCTGTAGAGCATTCTGGTTATAACCACCGTCAACGCCAGTACACTCAACCACGTACAAGTAACCGTTTAACATCTTAACGACTGCGTAAGCGGTTTCATCCGAACCTCTACCTGACGGGTCAATGACCAGTAGCGATCCAGTGTAGTCTATGTAGTCGCCTATAATAGCTTCTGGGGCGTAGTACTTGTCACCCGCTAGGCCGACATTAGGGAGGTCTTTAAGCTCCTTCATAATGCCATACACGAGCTTCTCTGGGGCTTTCTTCTCGTCACACGACATGACCATAAGATCACTTAGCTTCAGTGGGTATTTATTAAGATCACTGAGGCTTGTGTCGAGCATAAACTGTAGTGCAAATCCCGATTTACCGTAGCTGAGTTCCCGTTCTAACAGGTCATCAGCATCAAACCTCTTAGGGTCTACTGGTTGGCCGTCTAACGGCTTGTCACTATAGGACATCTTATCGTATAGGATAGGTGCTAAACGACTCCCATACGCCTTCTCAGCGCGTTCTGCGGTGGGATAACGTGCGGGCCATACTCTCATTTGATAGCCACGCTCTGTGAGTGTATTATAAAGACTCATTTCGCACTGGGGTGTGCCAAGGTAAAGTATCTTACCGTCTGGCTTGAGTACAGCGTCAAACTCCTTAACAGCTTCTGCAAGACGCTCACGCATCATGTGTGTCATACTGTTGTTAGGGACTTCAACGTCATCGGCAATAATAATGTCTGCACGAGAACCTGTAAGCTGTCCTGTGATACCGACAGACTTAACACTAGCGGAACCTGATGCCTTTGCAGGGCCAACGTCAAATGCAATCTTAGACCACCGTTGGTGATCTTTAGCGATCAGGTGACTACACATTGGTAGTTCCATAATCAGACGTTGGGTGAATGTGGAGAAGTCATCTGCTCTAGCCTTTGATGCGGAGACAACCATAAACTTAATCTCAGGATCAAGTAGTAGCTTCCAGACAACAAAGGCGGCAGTGATGTAACTCTTACCAACTCCACGGAATGCCTCAATGATTGCTCGTCTAGGAGCATTCTGGAGATACTCGGCCATGTCGTACTGTACTTCTGTCGGGTCTGGTAGTGCCAGATGCTTCCATACAATAAACAGGAAGTTCCTGAAGTCGTGTAACTCTTGAGGCATTTGTTGGTTCATCTTGAGTTCCTTGATCTGTTACGTTTCTTAGACATAATGCGTAGGTTGCTAGTAGCATTATTCTGTGGGTTACGATCTACATGATCGACATCTCTACCTTGTACAGCCGCTTCGCCTTTCTCACGGATCACTTTACGTCTTGCACGTTTCCGTGCGGCATTCCGTAAGCGTTGGACTGGTTGCTTGTGGTAGTTGTCATACTCTTTGCGGTAATTTCTAGACATTATTCTTTACCTACGATCTTTGGTTGAAACGGTAGAGCCTCTAGCAGGTTGCCCATCGTGGACTCTGCTTGGATAACATCGAGGCTTGCGTTGTTGTCTTTAAGGAACTTAGCGGCTACGGCTAGTTCTGATGCAGTAGCTTCGCCTGACTGTACTCTTATGAGCAGGTCTTTAGCGAGAGCCTCGTGCAATGTGTCGATAACTTCACGATCTTTAGACATATTAACCCCTCCATTTTGTATGGTTAGCCCAGTAAGCCGCTGATGATTTACCTTTGGCAATGTTCTTAGCGTGTCGGGATCTAAACGCCTTACGTTGTTCGGCACTTCGGTTTGTCTCAGCACCTTGCTCACCAAAGCGGATAATCTTTAACTTACCGTTGACTTTTGTTTTTACAATGTGGGATTTAGTTTTGTGGTCAGGTGTACGTCTAGGCGTGTCTACCTTTAACGTGTCTTTATTTACAGCCATGATTACTCCTTAATAACACCAGAGCATTGGCTCTGTGTCTCTTGTGTCCACATGGACAAATGTTTTAGCTACGCCTACGGAGAAGCCCATAGACGTTGCAAACTTAACGATCTTCATACGCTGTGCGCCTCCTGACACTTTGATGTCAGCGGCAATACCTTTGGTATGCGTACCGCCACCGTTAGGCTTATGTCGCTCCGCACTGTGGGTGGGATCACGATAGCCACTGGTTACGATAAACGGGAAGCCACATACTTCTCTTAGGGTATCTAGTTTATGTATGAAATCATCTTTGATCTCGTTGTTGCCTGTTTCCATGCAACGGAAATCTTCTTTGTCAAAGTATATGAAGTTACTCATTTGTCTCTTTGAACTCCTTTAACTTTTTCTGCGGTTCTCATTGCACCAAGACCTAGCATACCAAGTAGTACTGGCATCATTTCGCTTAGATCAAGGATTGGGACAGTGATCGTAGAGTCAACCAAAGCAAGCGCAAAGTTTGCCATTGGTATAACCAAGAAGTTACTCGCCATACCAAGTACAGCCACCCACCCCACGGCAGGTCGCCAACCGCTGACGAATAGCGACTTATGCGATGCTTCCGTCTTATTAACTTCAAGTTGGGCTTTTGCCAACTCTTGAGCGTGTCTCTCAGCCATCGTAGAAAGTTCAAAAGCGATAGCATTCTTTTTATCTTTGTCCTCTATAAATTTGTCAAGAAGGCCCGATACAGGGCCTATTAGTGATTGTAACATTGATGTCTCCTATTCTCGGAACATATAAGCTACTGTCGATGCTATTGCGGCAACGACTAGCCATACGAACCTTTCAAGTGCATTTCGAGATGATGTGTTTTCGTTTACCTTTTCGGTCAAGACTTCTGTGTGTTGCTCTTGATCGTCAAGTCTATACTCATGTCTATCGACACGTTGGACAACAGCATCCATTCGTTCTTCAAGACGGGCTAGGGAGGCAACAACCTCCACTAGCTTATCTATCTTGTTTTCTATCCTATCGAGTCGTTTAAGATCATCCATATTCAT